CTGTTGGACCAGTTACTGTAGATGCTGCGCCAACAGATCCTGTTGGGCCGGTAGCACCGGTAGCACCGGTAGCACCGGTAGCTCCTGTTGGACCAGTTACCGTAGAGGCAGCGCCTGTTGGGCCAGTTGGACCAGACGCTCCTGTTGGGCCTGTCGCACCAGGTGTTCCTGCGGGACCAGTTGCTCCACCAAACTCAGAGGTTCCTACTTCAACCCAATAAGAATCGTAGTAGATAAATACTGCACCGTTCTCAGTGTCAAACCATGTATCACCAGTTACCGGTGAAGCTGGAGGTGTTGCAGAGTTTGGAATGAATGCTCCACGAACTCCAGTAGGGCCTGTTGGGCCTGTTGGTCCAGTTACACTTGGTCCTGTTGCACCAGTAGGGCCAGTGACTGTTGAGGCTGCACCGACTGGACCAACTGGACCGGTTGGACCGGTTGGACCTTGAATACCTTGCGCACCGGTAGGTCCGGTGACTGTGGAGGCAGCACCTGTTGGACCTGTAGGTCCAGTAGGACCGGTTGGGCCAGTAGGTCCTGTTACTTGTGATGCAGCACCTGTTGGACCTGTAGGTCCAGTTGCTCCTGTAGTTCCTAATTGACCTTGTGCGCCTGTTGGGCCAGTAGGTCCTTGAATTCCTGTTGGGCCTGTAGGGCCAGTGACTGTTGAAGCTGGTCCTTGCGGGCCGGTAGGACCCACTGGGGCAGCGCCAACCTCTACCCAGTATGAATCGTAGTAGATGTAAACTTTTCCGCTGTCTGAGTTAAACCAGGCGTTACCTGCAACTGCAGGTGATGGTGGAGTTGCGCCTGTAGGTGCAAAGTTACCAAGTGGGCCTGTTGCTCCGGTTGGGCCTGTTGGACCTGTTGGACCTGTTGGACCTTGAGGACCAACAATCTGTCCAACGTCTGTCCAAGAGCTTCCACCCCAGACGTAAAGATTACCATCTGAATCAACGATATACGCATGATTAAGTTGCTGACCTGTTATTGCGTTAAGAGCTGTTAAGTTTGCAACGCTTCCTTGGAAGCTGATGTCCGTTCCTTGAGGACCTGTTGCTCCTGTAGGACCAGTTGGACCAAGAATGGTTCCAACGTTTTCCCAGGCAGTGCCGTTCCAAACATAAAGATTTCCAACAATTAAGTAACCATCACCAAGGGCGCCTGTTGGATGTGCTGCTTGCAAAGCTCCTAGAGAATTAAAGGAACCTTTAATTTGAACTGCTGTTCCTTGTGCGCCTGTTGGGCCTGTTGCTCCAGTCGCGCCTGTTGCACCTGTTGGTCCAGTGATGCTTGCACCTGTTGCACCTGTTGCACCTGTTGCACCTGTTGCACCTGTTGCACCTGTTGCACCTGTTGCACCTGTTGCACCTGTTGCACCGGTTGGGCCCGTGACTGTAGATGCTGCTCCGGTTGCACCTGTTGCACCAGTAGCGCCTGTTGCTCCGGTAGCACCTGTAGGTCCAGTTACTGTACTTGCTGCTCCTGTAGCACCTGTAGGTCCTGTTTCACCGATTGGACCTGTTACACCATTAGGACCAGTTGGTCCTGTTGCGCCAGTAGGACCAGTAGCGCCAATTAAACCTTGAGGACCAGTGGGCCCTGTAACTGCTGGACCAGTTGCTCCTGTAGATCCTACAGAGCCTGTTGGGCCTGTTACACCTTGTGCGCCTGTCGCGCCTGTTGCACCAGTGTCTCCAGTGTCACCCTTTACACCTTGTGCGCCTGTTGGACCAGTCGCACCTGTTGGGCCGGTGTTGCCTGTTGGACCAGTTACTGTAGATGCTGCGCCAACAGATCCTGTTGGGCCGGTAGCACCGGTAGCACCGGTAGCACCGGTAGCACCTGTTGGACCAGTTACCTGTGACGCAGCGCCTGTTGCTCCAGTTGGTCCTAAACCTCCTGTTGGGCCAATATCACCTTGGTCACCCTTTACACCTTGAATACCTTGTGCACCAGTTGGGCCTGTCGCACCGACTGCACCTGTTGGACCTGTGACTGTAGACTGCGCACCTGTTGGACCTGTTGGACCAGCAATACCTGTTGGACCAGTTATGCCAGCGAGTCCTTGCGCACCTGTAGGTCCTGTTTCACCAACGTTGCCTTGAACACCTTGTGCGCCTGTTGGGCCTTGCGCACCAGTTGGACCTGTTGATCCTTGTGCACCTGTGGCGCCTGTTGCTCCTTGAATTCCTTGAGCTCCTGTTGGGCCTGTTACACCTTGAGCTCCAGTCGCGCCTGTTGCTCCAGTTAAACCTGTTCCACCTATTGGGCCTGTTGGTCCTTGAATCTGTCCAACATTTACGAATGCTGCAGATGATGCAGACCAGACGTATAAGTTTCCAAGAACTAAATACCCATCACCAGGAAGTCCTGTTGGTTGAGCTGCCTGCAATGCGGCAAGGCTTACATATGAACCAAGAATTGTTACTGAAGTTCCAGCGGATCCTGTTGCTCCAGTTGCTCCTGTTGGGCCTGTGACTGTAGAGGCTGCGCCTGTTGCTCCAGTTGCTCCTGTTGGGCCTGTTGGACCAGCAACACCTTGCGCACCTGTTGGACCAGTCTCACCTTGTGGACCTGTTGCACCAACAGTTCCTTGAATACCTTGAGCACCTGCAGGGCCAGATACTCCTTGTGGACCTGTTGGTCCGACTGTTCCTTGTGGACCTGTTGCACCAGTTGGTCCTGTAGAACCTGTAGGGCCAGTGACTCCTTGAGCGCCTGTAGGACCGAGGAACGCACCAACGTTAATCCACGCTGATGTATTTGCACTCCACACATAAAGATTGGTAGCAACTATGTATCCGTCACCAGTCGAGCCTGTAGGAAACGCTGCCTGCAATGCTCCTAAGGTTGCAAAAGAACCAAGAACACGAATACCAGAGCCTGAAGGACCTGTTGGTCCAACTGGACCAATTGGTCCACGTGGCATTGGAGGAAGTTCTGTTGAGTCTGCTACAGGAGATGCACTGCTTAGCTCTACGCTAAGATCTAGTGCGGTATTTCCACTAGGAATAAAGACAAAGAATCTTTGTGGTTTTACACCATATAATCTTACGTTTACTTCATATGCCCAGCCATCAGGCGAAAGATTTGGGTTGTTCGTCGTTGGAAGAGTTACTGAGAAGGCGCCACTGCTGTTCAGTGTTGCGATTATTGCGCCTGGAATTATGACTGCGTTGTTTAAGTCTACTACAGTCGCTGTTGGAGTGAAGGTTACTCTTCCACGAGCAGGTACGCCGCGACCAGTAAGGTATGTCCCCGTTACAACACGAGTAACGACATCATTACCATAGCTCATTGCAACTCCATTCCACGTAATGGAAGTCAGGTATATTTACCTTACTAATACTAACAAATCCTACAACTGTTGAGGTGGACTTGGAACTCCAAAACCGATGGTTGGACCGGATGTGGTTAGTTTACCACCGTCAGAATCTTCTTCAGGCTCACTGTAGGCGCCCATCGCTGCGTATGCGGCAGCTCCTATCCAATGCTGTTCTGCGTTGGTTGAGCTGGTAGCTTGCACTAGTTCTGCGGCAGACATCATTGCTGCAACTGTAGTTGCGGGTAAGACATCGTCAAGATCAAGTATCCCAGCCCACACAATACCGATGCGAGTTATCTCATCGGACTGCTCGTACTCTGGCTTGGTGACCTTGTCCTCTGCCTCGCGTAGTACTCTTTTTCTTGGGTCCTTGTGCGGGCGACGGTTTCTTATCAAGTGTGCACCATCGCCTTTCTTGCTATGCGGGTATCACACTCACGTCAAGACGCGGATCATGATTTTCACCGACAACTAATGTAAGTATTCCTGGATTAGATTCTAAGCCACGTCGATCTCGATACCAGGCTGAACCAGGGTCAACTGTTGGGCACTGAGCCCAGAAGCGAGAACCAACGTCCATACTTCTAAAGTTATGGTAGTGCCCTGATAGCCAAACGTCACATCCGCCGAGAGCAGTCTGACCTGCCGCCTGCTCTGACAAATACTTAACTACATCCTTGCCAGTTTGATGTCCGTGGAATAAGCCAATCATAGTTCCACAGACCTCCACAGCCAGGGTCTGGTGATTCTTAGCAGGGTATCTAAACTCGATGTGAGATAGATTTTCGTTCTCTGCGCAGGCATCTTGAACAGCACTTGCAATTTCAGTGTTCCAACCTTCTGCTGGGTCTAATGAAAACTGTCGACTTACCTCATCGTGATTTCCATTCACTACCGCTACTACTATGCGGTTTACCAAAGGGGAAAATGCCTTAATCTGCGCCATCAAAAGTCTACGTCCAACACGCGTCTGCTCTGTAAGACCAAGATCAGATGCTGAGTGGCTTTGAAGACGCCCACCTTGAGAAACGTTTCCTTCAACGTGATCTCCAAGTAGCGCGATAACAACCGTATCAATCTCACGGCCAACTTTTCTTAAGTCATGTAGTCGTTGAACTGCGCCGTCGGTTGCGGTAAGAATTCTTTGAATAGTCTGCTCCGTGCCTTGGTCCCCTTGTTTCTTACCAATCTGCTGGTCGCTAGGGGCAAATACAAACGCAAGGTTGCCTACTTTTTTCTCAAACTTCTTTGGCTTCCACTTACGTATATCATCAATTAAGGACTGAATATCAGCCTTGTCCTGTAGGCCTTGCGCGACAGGGACCAGGTTGACTCGAGCTGAGTGCAGCCACTCTTCATCGTAGCGTTGCCATCGAGATCGGCGGACTGAGGTAATAATCCAGTCGTCTGGGCTAAGATCAAACTCTTTTAAGATATCTACCGCGTCTGGCGGCATAACCTTTGGAGTTGATATGGCATAGCCACCTTCTTCATCGATCTCCATGCGGGGACGCCATTCTTCAGGTGTCTTAGTGTGACGTACATCAGACCCAGACCTTCCTGGCATAGAGAACTTGTCTGCTAGACTCATTTACATTGCAACCTTGGGGTTAGGTCCAAAACAACGACATCCTCCACGACGGTGTTTTGTGACTGCTGCATCTCCAACGTCAAAGCCTTCATCACGCAAGGCAGCACCAATTGCTGTATTAGGTAGACGCCCCGCGGCTCCGTATGGAACCTCTAGAACTTCGGCAAGCTTTGCCTTATCTTCCTTTGAAAGCTGATCTCCAGCAAGTAAACTTCCGACTCTGCATGGGAGACCAACTGTTGTGCCTGAGGCCACAGAAAGCCTCTCAGTTAAGGACATTTTTACCAATCTTAATGCTAAGTAGGTGCCGCAGCACGATGCAAACTATATACCTATAGTAAACACTTAACTATATTATAAACAATAATGTAAAAAAAGTAACGCTCAACTGTACATTATTGAAGACTATCTTTTTTTAATAAAAAGTGTACCTAACTGTACTGCTGGGCAGACTCGCCCTGTTTAATATAATTACTACAGTGTCGAGATAACTGCTTCTACTTGCGCAGTTTTAAGTGGTGTTAGTCTTCTTTATCGAATGTTTTAAGAGCAAAGCTAGTAGCAGCGCGTGGTTTTCTTCTTCTTGCTGGCGCAGATTCTGGGGCTTGCCCGATTAAAGTTAACAGTATATCCTTCATTATTTGTACCTGCGTCGCTGTCTCAGTTGCAATTCTATGCGTCTCACTTACCTCGTCGGCTAGTGAGCTTCCACCGTTCCGGTAAAGCTGATACTCAACGCGCGACATACGGTCCGATACTGTTCTACCTAGATCATCCACGGCCAGGGCTTCATCGATGCGGCGAGCAACCTTGTATATTGACATTATTCCGCCAAGTATGACGATAAGCCCACCTATTACAGCGGCAATGGTAATGATTGCTTCTTGCGGCATTACAGGTGTCCTTTACGGCAGTGGGTAAGAATAATTGTAATCATAAAATTGGTATGTATGTTTGTTTACATGAGTGGTAGATACCCGTTATAGTTGATTTATCACAAATTCCGCAGATTATACAAAACTGCTTCTGCATTAA